CTAAGCGGATGGTCGAGCTTTCTCCCATCCTGTCTAAGCGGCTGACGATTGTTGCGTCTAAGAAACGCATCATTGACCCGTCTACGAACAGCTTTTACGCGGTGCTTCCCGGCGACGCTTCCGGCGCCCTTGGTACTAACCCCTCGATGGTCCTCTTTGACGAGGTGCTGACGCAGAAAGATCGCCACCTGTGGGATGCGATGCGTCAGGGCTTCGGTACTCGGCGTCAGCCGATTCTTATTGCCACTACGACGGCCGCGTACACGTCGGCCCGCTTCGCATTGGAGGAGCACGAGTATGGAGAAAATCTCCTCAACAGCCCTGCCGCCGACCCCGCCCGGTTCGTGTACCTGCGAAATACACCGCGCGATTGGAATTGGCGAGATGAAGGCCAGCCCGCCGACCCCGAGCGGGGAATCCCCGCAACCGGATGGTACGCAGCAAACCCCGCTCTCGGTTCCTTCCTGAACATCAGCAACCTGCGGGCCGAAGCCGTTGAGGCTGAGGCGAAGCCGTCCGCCGAGAACGCTTTCCGCGTCTTCCGTCTGAATCAGTGGACGAGCCAGGCTGAGCGCTGGATTGACATGCAGACGTGGGACCGCAACGGCGGGGAACCGGTCTTGCGGGAGGACTTGCTAGGCCGTTGCTGCTATGCCGGTCTGGACCTGGCGAGCGTTTCCGACTTCACGGCGTGGGTTCTGTTGTTCCCCGGCTCGCCGGAGGACCCGGAGGCCGAGGGTTTCACGGTGCTGCCGCGTTTCTGGCTGCCGTCGAAGGCGCTTAAGGCCCGTGGCGTTCAGCGCGCGACGCTTGAGTACTGGCGCGATATGGGCTGGCTGACTATCACCGATGGTGACGTGACGGACTATCGCGTTGTCCGGGAAGAGATCAGCCAGGACGCCGAGGATTTCTGTATAGACCTGTTCGGCTATGACCCGTGGAACGCGACCAACCTGGTTACCGAGCTTGAAGACGGCGGGTTAGAGGGCGTTAAGGCGCCGCAAACGTCGGCGCGAATGACCGACCCGTGCAAGTGGATGGAAACCCTTCTAGCGGAGGGGACGCTACGGCACGGCGGTAATCCGGTTCTCCGCTGGATGGCGGACAACGTCGAGGTTCAATACACGGCGGATGGCCTGTTTAAGCCGTCAAAGGCCAAGTCTGGCGACAAAATCGACGGGATTTCTGCGCTTTTGAACGCGCTTTTCGTTGCTTTCACTGAGGATGATGCGGACGTGGGCTTTATCAGCCTCTCCGATGACTAGGGGGTGTGCTGATGCCGAAGCGTAACCGCACGGCGGAATGGGTTGCCGCTCTGATCGAGTCTGCCGGACTCGGCGTGATTACTTACGGCGCGAGCCTCATCTACTTGCCCCTTGGCCTGCTGCTGTTGGGCTCGCTGCTGGCCCTGTGGGGCTGGGCGCTGTCCCCGAAGGGGCAGGGCGCGATGAGCGACGCGGAGCGGGGGCCTGAGTACCGGTGAGCCTTCTCTCTCGGATCGAAAAGCGAACCGGGGGGCTCGGGTGGCTGTCGTCTCAACCCCCGGTTGACTGGGTACGAAACGCGTTCCTGGCCAATGACCCGATCTTCTCCGGCAAGAGCGTCAACGAGCAGACCGCCATGCAGGTCTCGGCGGTTTACTACTGTGTTGGCCTGATCACGGACGCTCTTTCGTCCCTGCCTATCGAGGTGTTCAAGGAATACCCGGACGGCACCACGGCCTTTGTGCGCGCCCCGACGTGGCTGCGCAAGCCCAATTACAGGATGACGCCGTTTGACTTCTGGCAGCGGGTGTTTATGTCGCTGCTTGTCGCCGGTAACGCCTACATCTACACCCTGCGCAATGGCGCCGGTGACGTGGTCGAGCTGTGGCCGATTCATCCGTCGTGGGTGTACCCCTTCCCGAAGGAAGGTTCGACGGACATTGTTTACTCCGTCAACGGCGTAGACATGGACCAGACCGAAATTCTTCATATCCCCGCTATGTCGATGCCTGGCTACCTGACTGGCCTTAGCCCGCTTGAGGCGGCCCGGCAGGCTATCGGAATCGGCATGGTCACTGAGGAGTTCGGGGCGCGGTTCTTCTCGCAAGGCGCCTACATGTCGGGCATCATTCAGCACCCCGGCAAGGCCACGAAGGAAGAGGCTTTGCGCCTCAAGGAAGATTTCGTTAAGAAGCATCAGGGCGTGGCCAATAGCCACGCGGTCGGCGTTCTGACGGGTGGTGCCTCGTGGCACCCGATTACCATCACGCCCGAGCAATCCCAGTTCCTACAGACCCGGAACTACACGAAGGCCGATATCGCGCTGTTCTATCGGGTGCCTGCCTATCGGGTTGACCCGGCGGTTACGTCGTCCTGGGGCCGTGGCGTTGAGGAACAGAACTATGCGATGGCGCAAGACACCTTGCACCCGTGGGCGGCCCGCGTCGAGCAGGCCATTTCGACTTTCCTGCTGCCCGGCTTCCAACAGATGCGTTTCAACATGGACGCGCGACTGCGGGCGAAGCTGAGTGAGCGCTACCAGGCTCACGCGCTGGCCATTCAGAACGGCATGAAGTCGCCTGATGAGGTTCGCGCTGAAGAGGGCATGTCGCCGATTCCGAACGGCGAAGGCAATCAGTGGTACCGCCCGGCGAACATCATCGGCATTGATGAGGATCTGCCGACTGTGGGCGACTGGAAGAAGATTCCGGGCCAGGTGGATGGGGGCGAGCTTTACAGCCCCCCGCCGGCTCCGGACCCAACAGCAGCACCGACAGAGCCAGACGCGGACGACGAGAACGGGGGAAAGAAGTCGTGACGTTGCTCGAACGGCGGTCGGTAGCGACCGAGTTTGACATCACCAGCTCCGGGAGCGGATTCCGCTTCACCGGCTACGCCGCGAAGTTCGCCACGAGGTCACACGACCTCGGGGGTTTCGTGGAGACGATCCGCAGCGGCGCGTTTGGTCGCGCCATCAGCGAGGGCCAGGACGTGAGGGCGCTTATCAATCACGACCCGGCGTTCATCCTGGGGCGCACGGCATCGGGAACGCTGAAGCTCGCTGAGGACACAACCGGTCTCCACTATGAGGTGGACGCGCCGGACACGTCCTATGCGCGGGACCTCGCCGAGTCGATGAAGCGGGGCGACGTGACTCAATCCTCGTTCGGCTTCCGCGTCCGGGAGGACGACTGGCAGCGCGAGGGACGGGGCCGACTGCGGACCCTGATCGACGTTGACCTTCTCGACGTGTCCCCGGTGACCTACCCGGCCTATGAGGACACCGAGAGCGGAGTTACCGCGGGGCGTGCTTTACAGCTCGCGGCCGGCGCGCACGGCTGGGACTTGTCGGCCGAGCTGCACGACCGGGACATGACGGGTTCGTGGAACCCGCTGCCGCCGGAAGACGACGACGTACTTCGGACCGCGCTTCGCGCGATTCGGCTTAGGGGCCGTGCCTTCTAGGCCAGCTCCAAACACACACAGAGGCTCACCCCGGACGGGTGGGCCTCTTTCGTTTGGCCGCTTAAGGCGGCCCCTTGGGGGAGGTATCCACTTTGACTAACTACGGGGCGCAGGCTGAAGCCCTGCTGACTCAGCGGGCGCAGGTCTGGGAGCAGCGCAAGGCGCTGACGGACGCGCTGACCGGCGAGCCGAGCGCGGAGCAGCGGAGCCAGCTTGACCAGATGGACACGGACCTGAACCGGCTCGGCGCGGAGGCCCGTTCCATGGTGGAGGAGGGCGAGCGGGAGCGGGATGCGGCGGAGCTGCGTCAGCGCGCTATCGCTCTGGGCGCGAAGCCGGGTGTTTTCACCGGCGACCAGCAGCCGCAGACCGGCCCGTCCCTGTCGGACGAGATCCGGGCGCTGAACTACGGCGAGACTCTGACGATCGGTTCGGACCTCTACATGAAGCCGGGCCAGGAGGCCCGCGCGGTGCTGGCTGCGGCTGAGACCCGCGTTGCCACGACCGGCGTTGCCGCGAACGCGGGCGCCACCGTCCCGACCACGTTCGTTGCTCGGGTCCTTGAGTACATGCTGCCGAACATCGGCGTGTGGCAGGCTCAGCCGACCATCATCACCACTCAGTCGGGCAACCCGATGACGTTCCCGCGCCTGACCGGTCGGCCGACCGTCGCGCCGGTCGCTGAGAACACCGCTTTCCCGACGAGCGACGCGGCGTTCAACAACTTCACCCTGAACGCCAAGAAGTACGGTGTGATCGTCCAGGTGTCGAAGGAGATGGTTGAGGACAGCGGTATTGACATCGCTGGTTTCATCGCTCAGCAGGCGGGCATCATGGCGGGCCGTCAGGTCGCGCATGACCTTCTGATCGGCTCGGGTACCGGCGGCACTCCGACCGGCATTCTGACCGCCGCTGTCGCGGCCAACGTGGGCACCACCATGGGCACCATCGGCGCCATTTCCGGTGACGACGTGATCAACCTGTATTACAGCGTGATCGACGCCTACCGTGGCGGCGCGAAGTTCATGATGGCGGATACCACCGTGGGCAAGCTGCGCGGCGTGAAGGACAACTATGGTCAGTACCTTTGGCAGCCCGGCTTGGTCTCCGGCGCTCCGGACATGCTTCTCGGGAAGCCGGTCGTGACCGATATCAACATGCCGACCGTGGCGACCGGCAACAACGCTGTTCTGTTCGGCGACTTCTCCACGTACTACGTGCGCCAGGTCAACGGCGTCCAGGTCGAGAAGTCTTTCGAGTACGGCTGGGGTTCCGACCTGGTTTCGTACAAGGTCACCTGGCGCGGTGACGGCAACCTGTCCGACACCACGGGTTCGCTGAAGACTCTGGTCGGCAAGTAATCCGACTGGTTAAGAAAGGGGCAGGCTCTTACGCCTGCCCCTTTCCCCATGCCCGGAGGGGGGTTGAGTGAGGCTTATACGTGGCTATGCGGGCACGCTTACCACAACGTTCATGACGGATGAGACGCCGATTGAGGCGGGACCGGTTACGGTTACCGTCACTAATGCGGCGGGGACAACTGTTGCCACTGGCGCGGCTTCCGAGCCGTCTTCCGGCGTCTACACGTTCGCGCTTAGCCCGCAAACCGCGCTAGGCCCGCTGACGGTTACGTGGGCCGGTGCGTCGCTAAGCCAGACGACTACCGCCGAAGTGGTCGGCGGGTTGCTGTTCGCGTTGCCTGACCTGCGAGCTTCCGATCCCGCGTTCTCGAACACAACCAAGTTCCCTACGGCTGCCCTGGGCGCCGCGAGGGATGCGGTCACGGATGAGTTCGCGCGCATCTGCGGGCGCTCTTTCATCCCACGCGGCAATACCTACACGACTTACCTCGATAACACGGGAAGCGTACTCCTGCCGGATGCCGACCTATACAAGGTGGTTAGCGCGACGGTTGACGGCGTAAGCCAAACCGGCCTAACCATCGATCCAATTGGCAAGGTCAACGGTCTTCCCACCTTGCAGGTGATGACGCTGCAAGAGCTGTGGAACGGCTCGATAGGTTCCGGCTCGCCCGGCCCTGGCCTAACCGTCGTCTCCTATGAGTACGGCTGGCTAACCGTCCCGAACGACCTTTACCGCGCGGCTATCCAGCGCGGGCGTTTCATCCTCGCGGCTATCGCGTCGGGCATCCCCGACCGCGCTACGTCTTTCGTAGCAACCGAGGGCGGGTCGTTCACGCTTGCCACGCCGGGCAGCGGCGTATGGCAGACCGGCATTCCGGATGTTGACGCGGTGCTAGCCCGATACACCATCGCGCCTAAGGGCGTGGTCGTGGCATGAGCACTAACGCGCTTGTCGTCAAGGCGGCGGTTCAGACCGCTTTACAGTCGGCGGCCGGCTTGTCGGGCGTGACGATCGCATGGGGGCCAGACCCCCGGAACCAGCCGACTGAGTGGATTCTGCTTGGTCAAATCCACTGGGATCACGAACGTTGGGCGACGAACAGGACCAAGGAAGAGACGTTTACGCTCGACATTATCTGTGAGGTCATGCTCACGGCGGCATCCGCGTTCGACGCGGAGACTCAGGCCGCTCAGCTTTCCGGCATTGCTGAGGACGTGTTTAAGGCGTCTCCGGGGTTCGGCCTGCCGGGCGTTGTCTCATCTACCTACAGCCCTGGGCGGCTGCTCTCTTTTCCCGCTGATAACCGGTGGGTTGGCCAAATGCATGGCGAACTCAAGGTTATAGCGCGCACCTAACGGGGGGTTTCTCTTGTCTACTCAGAACATTGTCTACACGGGTCCATTGGCGGCGGTTGAGACGCCGGATGGCACCCGATTCACCAAGGGCGTTCCGGTCACCGTCTCGGCCGAGCTGGCGGCCCGGCTGCTGCTTCAGAGCTTCGCGGAGGTGGCCTCCGAGGTCGCGCCCCCGCCCGTCGCTGCGCCTGCTCCGGCCCCGGTCGTGGCTCCCGTGGTTCCGGTCCCCGAGGTGCCCGCTGTGGCCCCGGACTCCGCCCCGGCCGTGGTGGCTCAGCCGGCCACTGTCTTTACAGCGGTCCCCGCGGTTGACCCGGCTCCGGCTCCGGCTCCGGCTCCGATCGTCCTTGCCCCGGTTAGCGGGGTGACCGGCTGATGCCCAACTACACCGTTCACGATTCCTATCTGGGGATGGTGGCCGAGACCGTGTATGCGACGGCCGTCGCCCCGGCGAGGTTCTTCGAGATCGAAAACGAGACCATCGCAGGCAAGTACGCCCGCATCGACGCGAAGGGCGTCCGCGCGGGTAACCGCGTGCTCCGCACTGACCGGTGGGCGCCGAACCCGAAGGGTGCGGACGGCACGGTCAAGCTCGAAGTCCAGGACACGAACTTTGGCCTGCTCTTTCAGCACGCCCTAGGGGCGTTCTCTGCCGGTACACCTACGGGCGGCTACACCACCTATACGTTCACGATCGGCACCCTGACGGGTCTGTCGTCTACGTGGCAGGTGGGCCGGTACTCGACGGACGGCAACCTGACGCCGTTCACCTACTCCGGCGGGAAGATTCACAACTGGGAGCTGACCTCCGCCGTTGACGGCGTGCTCGGCATGTCTCTCGGCCTCGACTTCGCTGCGGAGGCCAGCACAGGCACCGGGGCGTTCGCCCTGGCAGTTCCGACGTACCCGATCAGTTCGCAGCTTTTCACTTACATCGGTGGCACGGCCACCGTTGCGTCTACGACCTTCGCTGTCCATGACATCACGGTCAAGGGCGACAACAAGTTGAAGGTTGACCGGTATTTCATGGCGAACAACAACGTCAAGAAGGAACCGCTTGAGTCGGACATGCGCACGATCAACTGGGAGTTGAAGGGCGAGTTTGACGGTCTGGCTCAGTACAACCGGGTCAGCTCTCTGACCTCTGCGGGCGCTACCGCCGCAATCGTCCTCAACTGGGCGACTCCGCAGGGCGGAAGTCTTCAGGTGACGATCCCGAACGCGCGTTTCGACGCGGGGGCGCCGCATGTGGACGGGGCGAAGATTCCCGAGATCACGTTCACGGGCCTTGCCCTTGACGACGGCACGCTGCCGCCGATCTCGATCGCCTACAAGACCAAGGACGCGGCGCCCTAATGCCGTACCAGCCGGGCCAGGGCCGGGGCCGTCAGTTCACTAGCGGCTACTCGAACGACTTCAGCCAGAAAATTCAGGTTGAGGGCTTGTACGAGTTCCTTCGCTCGGTGAAAGAGACGACCCCGGCGGTTGCCGGGGAAGTCGCCACCACGAACAAAATGGCCGCTGACATCGTGAAGGACGCGGCGAAGGCCAAAGCGTCTGGGCTCGGCGGCGTCGCCAACAAGGCGGCCGGAAGCCTGGCCACGTCGAAGGCGACTCGCATGGCGTCTGTCCGCCTAGGTCGTGGTATGCCGTTCGCGTTCGGCGCGGAATTCGGCGCATTGAAGTACCACCAGTTCGAGCCGTGGCGCGGCAACCAGTGGGTTGCCGGTAGCGGCCCGGCGGATGGCGTCGGCTACTTCCTGAACCCTGCCGTTCGCGAACAGCGCGCGAAGGTCGAAGCCATCTACATGGCGAACATGATGCGCCTTATGCGGGAAGCCGGGTTCCACGTTTCGGACCTGGGCGAGTAGTTCCGCGGTTCGCTTTACAGCGCCCCGCCGGCCAAGTGTCGGCGGGGCTTCCTACTTGAATGGAGTCCCCCTATGTCTGAAGTTCTGCACCTTGACCCCGAAGACCTGTCGATCGGCGACCTTGAGGACTTCGAGGAGATCACCGGCCAGTCCCTCACGGAGGCCCTGAAGGCGCGTCCCGTTCTGGACGCGGAGGGCAGGCGGCAGTTTGACGAGAAGGGCCGTCCGCTGTCGGAAACCCACCTCACGGCGAAGGTCATCAAGGCCCTGGTCTTCGTGACCAAGCGCCGGGAGAACCCGGCTTTCACCCTCGAAGACGCCCGGCATGTTCGCCTCTCTGAGCTGAAGTTCGCGGAGAGCGACCCGGAGGGAAACGGCTAAGGCTGGAACGGCTGAAGGAATGGGCTTTGCTGGCCCGTTTCTTCGGTTGGACGCCAGCCGAAATTAGGCAACTGACGCTGTCCGAATACCGCATGTTCTATGGGTACGCGGAAGCGCTACGGGATTCGGGGGGATAAACCGTGGCGGCTGGTGAGCGGATTCTCCGCGTAATCATCGCGGGTGACGCGTTGGGCGCTGTGAGCGCCCTTGACGAGTTGTCCCATGGCCTTGAGAGGGCGCACACTTCGGCCGACGCGCACGGCGGCGGCATCATGTCGTCGCTCGGCGGTATTGCTAAGGGCGTCGGGCTTTTCGCGCTCGGCACCGTCGCGGCGGCCGGGGGCATAGCGGCGGAGCTATACAAGATCGGCTCCGGCTATGAGCAGCAGCTAAACCAGATCCAGGCTTTCACCCATTCCAGCGCCGACCAGATGAAGGCGCTTGAGGAACGCCTCTACTCCATGTCTGGCGAGTTCGCGAAGATGGGCCAGACCTCGGAGAACGCCGCTGAGGCGCTTGCAGCGATGACCAAGGCTGGAATGTCGCTGAACGACGCGATGGGCGCTCTCACGTCCGTCATGGCCTTGGCGAAGGCCGGTAACACCGACTACGCCACGGCGGCGTCAGAAACCGTGACGATGCTGAACACCTTCGGGCTCTCGGCGGACAAGGCTTCGCATGTCGCGGACGTTCTGACGAACGCCACCCACACGTCAACGGCTTCCCTTCAGGACATCTCGGATGCCATGAAGTACACCGCTCAGGCGGCCCACGACTACGGCGCGAGTCTCGACACCACGGCCGCCTTGATGGCGGAGCTGTCGAATGCCGGTGTCTCCGCGTCTAGCGCCGGTACGGCCGTGCGGAACATGTTCCAGAGGCTTTCTGACCCGACCAAGTCGGCGGCGAAGGAACTTGAGGCTGCGGGCATTCAGGTCTGGGACCTTCACGGGAAGATGCTTCCGCTTCCTGCCTTGTTCCAGGAGTTCCACGACAAGTGGGGCAAGGCCATTGACGCCAACCAGCTTGAGAAGATTGCCCCGGCGCTGAAGGACATTTTTGGTGCCCGTGGCATGGAGTCGGCATTGGTTGCCATCAAGCAGGGCGGCCCCGGCCTTCAGCACTACATCGAATTGATGGGTCGGCAGGGCGAGGCGACGGCGATTGCCGATGCCAAGTCGAAGGGGCTTTCCGGTACGTTCAACCGGCTGAGCGCCACGATGGAATCAGCGGCACAGCACCTCTATATGCAGGTGGCGCCGAAGGTGGCGAACTTCCTGAACCCGTTCGTGGATGCCCTTCCGGGTTACCTGTCGAAGGCGCACAAGTTCGGCTCCGAGTTGTGGTTGGCGCTGTCCGATCCCGGCAAGGCGGCCAGCCAGGGCAACAAGAACGGCGGCGGCATGCTGAAGGGCATGGCCGAAGTCGGGAAGGTCGTTCACGGGGTCGTCCTGCCCGCCCTGAAGGAAGTCGGCCAGGTCATCGTCAAGGACGTTGTTCCGGTGGTCGAGCGCTTCGGGAAGGTGTTCGTCACTCAGATCGTGCCGTTTGTGGCTCGCGCTGCGTCGGACATTGGCCGCCTGTTGCTGCCGATCATTAAGGATATCGGCCGGTTCATCAAGACGGATGTTCTTCCCTCGCTGAAGCAGTGGGGCGAGTTCATATCGGCCGTGGTCATTCCGAAGATGGAAACCCTTTGGACCAAGATTCAGCCGATCCTGAAGACGCTGGCCGATTTCATCGAGAAGAAGGTTATTCCTCTTCTGGATTGGGCTTGGAAGCAGCTTCAGCCGATCTTCAAGGATTTTCAGTCTCTGATCTCGGAGGCGCTTGACGCGCTGGCTGGCCTGTACTCGTTCCTGGCGCCGGTCATTAAGTGGATCATCGACGTGTTCGGCGGTCCCCTGATCGACGCGGTTAAGGGATTCCTGTCCGGCGTGTTCATTGCAGTTCGAGGCGCGATCGAGTTCCTTCGGGGCCTCATAGAGTTCCTGAAGGGCGTGTTTACCGGCAACTGGCATGCCATCTGGGACGGCCTTTGCAAGATTATCGCGGGCGCCTGGGACTTCATCTATGGATTCCTGAAGGCGGTACTCTTCGGCAAGATCGTGAAGCTGTTTGTCGAGGGCGGAAAGCTTCTCATGGATGCCGTAGAGGCGCCGTTCAAGTGGATAGCCGAACGGGTCACCTCGCTCGGTTCAGACATCACCTACGGCTTTACCCGGATAAAGCAGGTTGCTAGCGCGCTTTGGAAGACGCTTTGGGACGACACAATCTCGATGCTTACCAACGCCATGAAGTCGCTCCGTGACGATATCGTCCGTCTCGGGGCGGGGGTGCTCAAGTGGTTCCAGGACCTTCCCGGGAATCTGGGCCGCCTCCTGTCTTCGGCGGCCTCGTGGCTGCTTAAGACCGGCGGCGATATCGTCTCCGGCCTGCTGAAGGGCATCGGGGACGGGGCTAAGGCCCTTTGGAAGTGGTTCACGGACCTGCCGGGGACAGCCAAGGGCTATTTCAAGGATGTTGCGACCTGGCTTGAGGACGCCGGTTTGAACATGATGAAGGGATTCATTAAGGGCGTCGAAGACATGGCGGGGCAGGTCAAGGATTCGGCCGTGGGCGTCGTCAAGGACGCCTATAACGGCGTGAAGGACTTCCTAGGTATTAACAGCCCTTCGCGCCTTTACATGGGCCTTGGCAGCGGCACCGGCGAGGGATTCGTCAATGGCGTCGTGGCGAAGACAAGGGCAGTCCATGACGCCGTGGTGGGCATGGTGACTGTGCCAGCCAGCCGCTTTACAGCGGCCTTCCGTCAGCAGCAGCAAACCGCTTCAACTGCGGCGGCGATGGCCGCCAGGTCGGCTGGTCAGGTCTGGGCGACGGCGGGAGCCGTGGGGGCTCAGCCGGCCGGAGGCTTTACAGTGCCCGTCACTATCAACGTGGCTGGGTCGATCCAGGCTGAGCGGGACTTTGCCCGCACGATGTCTCAGGCCATCCGGGACGAGATCAGGCAGATAGGCCGCCGCAACGGCGGTCAGACGGGCCTTACGGGGGCCTTCTAGCAACGGGGGGAGGTTGGGGCTCCGCGCTACGCGCGGGGCCCTTTCTCGCATGTCTACAACTCTGGGCGTTCATGTCGGCTGGGATGCGAATTTGGCGGACCAGTATGTGAAGTATTCCGACGTGTCTAGCTACGTGTCGTCTATCGACACGCAGCGGGGCCGTTCGACCGAGCTGGACGACGTTCAGACCGGTACCGCCTCGATCGTGCTCGACAACAGCGACGGCCGGTTCACTCCGGGCCGGGCCTACGGCGTCGAGCTACTTCCCGATAACGTCCGGACTTCGACCGGGCAGAACGGCAACACAACCGGCTTCACCGCCAGCGCACACACGACGTTGAGTTCGGCCACCTCGACCACGCTTTCGTGGTCGAACAGCCTTCAGGCCGTGGTGTCTGCCTCTGTCGCGAGTGGCGAGAGGATCGTTACCACGTCGGCGGTTCCGGTGACTCCGGGGCTGTCCTACCGGGGTGCGGTCATGGCGTGCACGGCTTCGGGGACGGCTCCGGCTCAGGCCTACATCCGGTTCTACGACGCGAACGGCAACAGCCTGGGGAACGGGTCTGACGTTGACCCGGCCTGGCGGCAGTACGCCGATGTTGTGCGCGGCTCTATGCCGGTGGCATACCACCGGATGAACGATGCGGGCGGTAACTCTTGCGCGCCGAGCGTCGGCCGCGACCCGATGGTGACGTACAACGTTGCTGCCAGCTCTGCGGGCGGTTCGTGGTCTCCTGGCGGGACTGGCACGGCGGGCGTGTTCAACGGAACCAGCTCCATCGCGGAGCCTTGCGGCATCCCGCTTGCGTTGCAGACGGCAACAACGGTCGAGCTGTGGTTCAAGGCGACCACGGCGGGGTGTCTCCTCGCCGATGCGGGAACCACCTTCACTACTCAACAGCAGGTCGCTATCAGCGCGTCCGGGGCTCCCGTGGCGGCTGTTATGACCCCTGTGGCGTATGTGGGCACGGACGGCTATCTGTATGCCACGCCCGGATACACCATTAGCGGCCTGGCCCCTGGCAAGAGCGCATACCAGGTTAATGACGGGGACTGGCACCACCTTGTGATAGCCCACACGGGGGCTATGGGGTACTGCTATCTCGACGGGGTTCAGTTCTTTTCGGGTAGCGGCTGGTCACCGCTGTCGCGCCCGATCATCGGGTATTGCAGCTTCACGACCCCGGCGACCTATTACGGGAGCTGGCCAGCGAAACCGGCAACGAACTGGTTCACCGGCAGCGTTGCGGATGTGGCTCTGTACCGCCACGCCGTGTCAGCGCGGGTTGTTGCCGACCACTACCGGCACGGCTCGACTGGGCCGAAGGCTTTACAGTCTGCGGCCGGCGCGGGCTTCCCTCAGCCGTGGGGGCTGTTGACGGCTGCGGCTGTTGCCCCGGCGGGGGCCGCGAAGGCTGCCGTTGAAGTGGCGTACCTGACTGCCGCGACGGCGGCAACGGTGTTCTTCGACTCGTTCTCTCTGCGGCAGATCTCGCCCTACTACGGCCGGATACGGCCGCGCAGGCGCGTCCGCGTGTTCGCCACGACTGGGCGGAACCTCATGCCTCCAGGGTTGAACCTCGGCTATCAGACGTACAGCGGCATCCCGGCGGGGGTGGACGACAACGAAACCGGGACGTGGATTCTCGCGAACGGAACGAACCTTTCCTTTGACCCGTCGAGCGGCGTGACGACGTATGCCGCTAACTCGTCTTCGACTTCAGGGCTCTCGCTCTATGGCCCGTCAGGGAACGGCATTTCGGTCCCGTGGATGCTGCTTCCGGGGAACACCTACACGTTCAAGGCGCAGGTTGGCGTCTGGCGGTTCGCTGCTAACTCGACGGGCGTAACCGTAGGCATTAACACGTCCGTAAACTCTCAGCCTGGTTCTTCGACGTACTTCAACGGGTCGGTTACCCCGCAAACGGTTAGCCCCGGTGACTACTCCTGGAAGACGGTGTCTTGGACGTTCACCATTCCGAGTACCTACGTCCAGCCCGAGTTTCTGTTCACGGTCTACACCACCGAAACCGTCTCGTCGGGTTCCACGTACGCGTGGCAAACCGCTCTTCGGAATTTTCAACTGGTCGATGTGACCAATGGGCAGGCAATCCCGGCCTATCAGGCTGGCGACGCCACAATGCCGGTTTTCGTCGGCGTCGCGGACAAGTGGGAATCCACGACGGAGTACAGCGACACCGCTCAAATGGTGCTGTCGTGCTCCGACATGATGCGGGCTCTCGGCGAGTCCCAATTGACGTACGCCCCGCAGTCGTTCGGGTTCCGTCCGGACTGGAACTGTCTGGGCTCGTGGGATATGACCCAACTCGGCGGGGTGTCCCCTAACCAGTTGGTTGGCCCTATGCGTTGGGGCAACGCTAACAGCGTGCCGGTAACGTCGAACATGTTCTATACGGCAACCTCGACGGGCCCGGCCCTGCCGGGCGTGAAGCTGCTTGGTTCCAATATCGGCGGGAACGACTTGCTGGTTAACCCGTCGCTGCCTCAATACCTGTTCTCGTACGGGAAGCTTCCGGCGTCGGCGTCGCTTGAGGTTTGGTACCTGCCCTATACGGCTGCGGGCGCAGCGGGCCAGATGGACAGCGGGGACCATTTCCTGTGCGCCTTCGGGCCGTTCGTCAACATCTATGCTTCGTCCACGGTTTCGCAGATTTCCTTTGGGTGGAACGGTCGATCTACCTCCGCTACTCAGCGGGCGCTAGGTGGTTCTGACGATGTGAGCCGGGGCGGGCATCTGGCGTTCGAGATCACTACGACCGGGGGCACTTCGCCCACGGTGGCGATGAAGTGCTATTACAACGGGGTCCTTATGGCGTCCGGCTCGGGGGAGTCGTTTACGCCCACCCCGTACCGTGACGGCATCTCAAGCCCTGGCTACGCGTTCGGGTGGAGCGGCACGGCAAACGTTACGGACGGCATCACGCATGTCGCGTCGGCACCGTATGTCGGGATGATCTACGCGCCTGCGTTCTATGGCGCGGTGGGTCTTCCGTGGTCTGACCGGCTGAGCAAGTTCCACACGTTCAACTACACGGCAAGTGACCTTGCGGCGGAAACTCAAGCTGAGTGGATTGTCGCCGCGTCGGGGATGCCGTTCCCTATCACGGTCGGCTCGTCGGGGTCCAACGTTGACATTCCCGCGTTCACTGGGGGGACCGGTCTTGACGCCGTTAAGGCTCAGGTGAAGATGACCGGCGGTCTTGTGGCGTTCTCGCGCTATGGCGCGCTGATGCTTCATGACCAGTCGTTCAGGACCGCAGCCAACGACATCTATAGCTTCGACTGTTTGGGCCCTACGGCGCCCGGCATGACGTTGCTGTGGGTCAACGACATCGACAGGACTTGGACCAATGTCCAGCTCACCTATGGGGGCAACGTTGCCGAGCTGACTTCCTTCGCCGGATGGACACAGTACGGCTATCACCAGGTGCAGCAGTCTGCGCCTACGGCGGGGAACCAGCAGATAGGTAACGCGGAAGCGTTCCTGTCGGACTACCTACAGCCGACATCGCGTATCGACTCGGCGACGTTCCAAGTCATTAACAATGCAACGGCGGCATCTGCCCTACTGGTGGATATCGGCGCGCATGTGCAATTCACCAACCTTCCCGATAACGCGCCGGGCGACGGCCCTTACGGGGCCTACCTGTGTTGGGTGGAGTCGGTGAAGGTCTCGGCGAAGTCGGACGGCGGCTTGATTGTGCCAACGGTGCAGATCACTCTTTCCCCCGACTTCACCTATGTACCGATCATGTAAGGGGGGGCCTTGTCTTACGAGGCAATGATTTCAACTGCCGCTGTTCTAGCGGCCGGTCTCGGCATCGGGTCGGGCGCACGCGCCCGCATGAAGGCCGCTGCGCAGGTCGAAACCACGAATGTGTGGCGTGACGAGGCGCAGGCACAGAAGGCGCGGGGTGACCGCCTTGAGGCGGCTGTGCAGGAACTTACGGCGGAGGTCACTTCGCTGCGCGCCGAGATCCGGCGCTTTACCCGCCTGCTCCGGGCTGTTGCTCCGGAGCTGATTTCCAACGAGGGGGAGTTTGATGACGACGACTGAGACTGTTCTCAACGTCGCTAGGGGGCAGCTTGGCACGATCGAGAATTCGGCCGGCGACACGCTTTACAGCGACTGGTACGGGCTGCCTGACGAGTCCTGGTGCGACATGTTCGTGTCGTGGGTGGGCGCGACTGCCGGAGCGGCTGACATCATCGGCCACTTCGCTTACTGCCCGAGCCATGTGGACTGGTTCAAGAACCGGGGCCAGTGGGGGGCTGTCCCGCGCGTCGGCGCGGTGGTGTTCTTCGACTGGAACGGGGACGGCGAGGCCGATCACGTCGGCATCGTGGAGAAGGTCAACCCTGACGGCAGCGTGGGCACGATCGAGGGCAACAGCACGAACCCGAGCGGCGGCCGGTTCGGCGTGTTCCGACACACGGAGTGGCCGAAGTACATCCTTGGCTACGGCTACCCGGCCTATGACGCCGTGGGCAACGTCACCGTTGGCGGGGCCAAGACCTACCGGGTTCGCAAGGGCGACACCCTGTTTGGTATCGCGACGGCTCTCGGCGTGTCCCTGTCGGCTCTGCTTGCGGCGAACCCGGGCCCGGCGGCTCACCCGACCGCGCTTCAGCCGGGGACCGTGCTTCAGGTTCCGAAGGTGTCGGCTCCGGTCACTCCAGGCCCGACCGTGAAGCCTCCGCCTGGACGGGTCAAGGTCCCGCAGACCCCGGACGGCCCCGTGAGCAAGCCTCCGGCGCCGGTCCCGCCGACCAGCCCGGCCCACACGCGTGTGCTCGCGTACGGCATGTCTGGTGACGACGTGCGGCACCTTCAGCAGTGCCTAGCCGATCGGGGATACCGGCAGCCCGTGACGGGCTGGTACGGCCCTATCACGTCTTCGAACATCCACTACTTCCTGTCTCTGCGTTCGTGGCTGTGGAACACGGGCGGCCCGGACGACACTGCCGGGCCGATGACGCAGGCCGCTGTCTGCAAGTTCTAACCAAGGGGGAATCTGATGAACCTGTCTCTGTTCAAGTTCAACGTGTCGCGTGAGCCGGTCTGGCTGGTTCAGGGCGTGAGCGCCCTCGCTGGCCTGTCCGCTGCTGTCGCCAGCGGCGGCGACTGGCGTTCCTACATCCCGGCCGTCCTGACGGCGCTCTCGGCGCCGCTGCTGCGGTCTCGGGTCATGCCCGTTCAGAAGGTCGCGGATCTGGTGAACGTGGCTCTGCACACTCCGGCGCCGGGCGGCGGCCCGAAGCCGAACATCGCTCAGACCGTTCAGGACGCGGAGGCCATCATCAAGGACGTGAAGGCGGCGGCTCAGGCCGCTGGACTGGTCACCGTAACCACGCCTTCGGCTCCGGCCGGTCCGACCGTTCTGCCGCCGCAGCACTGAACCGCGGGGCGCTGTAAAGCGCTCAGCCGGCATGGAGAGCAAGAAACCCCCCGCCCGAAGGCGGGGGGTTTCTTTGCGTTACGCCCTTGACGCGACTTGCATCAAGGGAGTTATGATCGTGCCTGTTCTTGCAGGTCGGGCGTAGGGAGGCAGTTGTGGCTAGGTTGTCGGATGCTCAGCGCCAGGCTTGGGTTCAGACGCAGATGAAGCGGCTGGGGCCGCCGTCACCGGAGTCACTTCGCCGGACCGAACAACTCTGGTCCGAGATGGGACGACCCTCGCAGGGTCGAAGTTCCGGCCGGTGTTCGTCTCCCGAGGCATGATCAGTACGGAGGGGAACTGGGATGCGATCAATGCCCGCTTCTCGTCCATCTCAAGCTCGTCCCAGGGCTTAGCCCCGAGGTGTTGAACAAGGTCACCCACCATCTGAGCCGCATTGAGGGCGTCGAGTTCTTCGGCAATCTTCTCTCGGGACTCGTTGAGCGGCCCCAATGCCGCATTCACGAACTCGGCGGGAATCTTCCTAGCGCCGAAGTCGGCGCCGAGCTGCCTTATTTGGCTCATGACCTCTTCAAGTTCTGCCGTGAGCGCCGCCATACGGGCGGCGTTGTCTACGGGCTTCGCCCGTCCCCGCGCGCCTTGCGCGTGGAACAGGTCGGTTATGAGTCGGTCAACCTCGATCCCCGACGCGGAAGGCCCTCCGCAGCTCTTTGCGCTGTTCGTCGGCGACGGGCAGGCGTAGTAGTGGCGCCCCGGCAGTTTCTTCCCGCCAGAGTGCCCATGCATGGGGCTGAAGCACACGCCACACTGAACGATCCCGGCAAGGAGATACTTCTTTTTGCCGGGCCGTTCGTGGTACCCGCCGCCCCGGCCTTCGGCCTTGAGGGTCTTCACCAGGGCCTTATGCGTTGCGTCCGACAGGATTGCTTCCCACTGTCCGCGTACGCGGTTCCCGGCGTCGTCATACACGGGGTCGCCTTTGAGGTCGCGCCACCCGGCAAGGCGGGCGCTCATCATCAGGTGCCGGAACGGGCCTCGCGACCAGCGGTTGCCAACGGGAGTCAAGAACCCCGCGTCGTTCCACTCCCTAAAGATCGTGGCGAGTGGCACCCCGGCCAAGATCTGAGCCGCTGCACCCTTGATCAGCTCCGCCTCGAACGGGTCTAGCGTCCGTTTGTCGTCGAGCCAACCGGCGGGCCGCGTGCCGCCCACGGGTACGCCGTTCTGTGCCTGCTCAAGGTGCTTGCGCGCCATCCGCCGCGCCGTGTCCATGCTGGCCTTATTGGCGAATGCCACCATGACGCGGGCCATGGTGATCCCGTCCGGGGTCATCAGGTTGATGTCACCTTGGACAGTGGCGAACACCAGGTTTGGCCTGGTCGCGTAGATCTCGATCGCCCGTTCGAGGTCCTTGGGCTGCCTGGCGAAGCGGTCCAGGTCGTAGACGACGATGCCGCCTATGCGGCCCTCTTCGAGGTCCTTCATCATCCGCTCCCACTCGGGGCGGAAGACTCCGCGCTTGTACGCGCTAACGTCGTTGTCTATGTAGACGTGTTCCTCGGCGCCGAACCAGTCCCGGAGGCCGAGCAGGATAGTACAGTCCTTGACCTGACGGGCAACGCCTTTACCCTCTTCTTCCTGGTCATCGGATATGCGGGCGTAAATTCCGACAGGCTTGAGCAGTCTCACGAGGTGCATGCTAGCCCCTACGTTCTTGTTCATGCTTAACGATTCCGCTGCGACCAGCAGATCCGTTAAACGGGTGATTGGTCGGGGCAGACCGTAGCAGGGGGCTTACGCACGGGCAACCGGTTCGGTACCCGTCAGTAACCACCGCTGCCCCCGCGAGTCGCTACTGGTTAGCGTGGCTACTAGATCGTCAACCCCGCTGACATGGGAAGATCCGGCCTGGCGCCCCCGTGGATGCTGTTACTACAAGATGTAACAGCGCAACCCTGAACATCCCGTAAGGATTCCGTGAGAGTTGTAAAACGTTGGCCCTGAGCTGGGGAGTAAAGGGTTGGTAAAGCATGATCCAGCTTGTCAAGGGAGGCACGCTCTGCCTAAAGTGTTCCCGGGCACAAGGAATGCCCGACGCTCTTAGCGACATATACCGGATGGGGTATGCGTGACTGTGAAAGGCGACAGGCAGATCCCGGCTTCCAATTCCGAGGTTGCCGCGCTGCTGCGCTCCGGCAAGTCTCCGAAGGAACTGGCCGAGAAGTGGGGCGTCGGTGCTCATGCCGTGCGCCGCGTGGCGCGGCTGGCGGGTTGGACGCCCGGGAACTCCGCCGTTGCGGTCCTGCCGTGGCTCGGACTGGGCCCTGCGGCGCACTCGCCTGCGGCCCGTGGCCTCCGTGCCCTTGCCCGCGTCCGCGCCGGGGAGACGCTGACGCCGCGCAACGAGGTGACTTTCCGCAACTGGCTGGCGGAGCGCGACCGGACCAACACGGTTGTCATGTATGACAAGGGCAGGGGTCCTAACCCGGCGTCGCCGGAGCACGGTGGCCTCTATTACGCACCGCGTAGAAAAGACACGCCGGAAGACCAGTACTACCAGCTGTAACCACGTTGGTTTTGTAGCAAGTGAGGGTGCCTGCGGAGCGGGCCCCCTTTTCTTTTTCTGCCGCGAGGCAAACCTTGCAGCGTTGCAGTCCGAGGCCATATCGTCTGAGAATCCCCGGCGTTACCCCCTCTCACCTGCGTTGCACCACGGGTAGCGGCTCGGTAGTGTGTGGTATGGATTCGAACGCGAGTTCGAGGAACGGAGCCGAGAAATTAAGACCTTGGCGCAGGTGGCGATTGAGCCAGCGAGCGGCGAAGCGGATGAGCCATGCACCGTGTGCGGAACGGGCTCCGGGGTGGCCCTGGGTGCCTTTCTGGGCGAGTACACGCTAGATCTGGGCCCTGAGATTCTGGTTTGGGAATGGGAGTTGGAGCGGCGAACCCTGGTGTTCATTGCAGACACCCGAGGTGAGGAGGCGAGCGCGGAAAGCTACTCGCGTTACTCGCTTGACGCAAGCGACCGGATGCCCTACTGTTCAACATGCACCGACGAAGCCACGTCGGACCGAGGGCTACCCCCGAGAACGCGAATAACCGTGTTCTCCTCCTGACAAGTCTCAGGGCCACCCGCTAAGCGGTGGCCCTTTTGTCATCCCTCGGTGTTACTCCCTTGACACACGGAGGTGGACTCTTGACCGACGACACGCCCACGCACGGCGCCCGCTACAGGTTCGTTTCGGGCCTGTACCACGGTGACAAGCTGCGGTTCCAGGCCGTTGACCTCGGCAACACGGTGGGCCTCACGATCGAGGCCAGCGAAGAGGACACTTCCTGTGCGGTGACCCTCACGCTCGAACAGCTCGCCGAGTTCTCGAACGCCATGTACGCCGCGCTCAACCAGGTCTCAGCCATCGCAGCCGACCAGCACACCCGCCGACTGCTCGGCCTCATCCGGTCCGGCATCGCCGAGCACCCCGCCAAGGGCAAGGACGGCGACTGAGCGCCGGACACCGGTCCGTCTCACAACTCACGACGTGGGCGCGCTGCGGCGAGTCCTACAGGCTCGAACGAATCGCTAAGGCACCACAGACCCCCGCCGCATGGACACTCCAGGGCACGGCCGTTCACGCGGCCGTGGAAGCCTTCGAGCTGTCCGGTAGGACGCTCAGCCTGACTCAAGCCCTGGCGGTCTACTTCAACGCGTGGGACAGCGGCATAGCGGCTCTCACGGCCGCCGAACCCGACAGGTCGAAGTGGCTCACTGGCTCGAAGACGATCAGCGGCTTTAAAGACGTTGGCCGGCGCCGGGACCGGGGCGCCGATCAGGTCAGGGCCTACCTGGAGTTCTCCCAGTCGAATCCGTTCGACATCTGGCAGTCCCCTGACGGCCCGGCCGTCGAGCTTCAGTTCTCCATCGTCCTAGGCGGCGTCAAGGTCGTCGGCTTCATCGACCAGGTTCTAGAGCTGCCGGACGGTGACCTGTGGGTCAGAGACATCAAGACCGGCTCCAAGCTCCCGAACAGTCCGCTACAGCTCGGCGTCTACGCCGAAGCCGTTGAGCAGACGTACGGGATTCGCCCCCGCTGGGGCGACTACTTCATGTGCAAGAACAACGCACCAACCAAGCCGTTCGATCTGGACGGCTACACGGCGGCCCGTCTGGGCCGCTGGTTCGCGCGGCTAGACCGCGCAGTCAACGCGGGCGTCTTCATTCCGAATCCGGGTGACGCCTGCCGTGTCTGCTCCGTGTCGCAGTACTGCGATGCGGTCGGTTCCGATCGAGAAACCTACGGAGGTTCAGACCTTGACGCTGAAGTACAACACGTCCCTGAAGTACGGGGCGGCGCATGACGCCCCGTGGCTGACTGTCGAGTCCGACAACGAGGAGGAGTTGCACGCGGCCCTGGAATCGTTGGCCGCCCCTGACTCCGGTTTCTTCGCTGCGCTCGGCCGCGCCATCGGCGCGTTCAAGACCGGCTCTCTCCTGGGGGAAGTCCTCGGCGCTCAGGCCGTGCCACCGAGTCAGGCAGGCCCCCCGGCGTGGGCGGCCGGTCCGTCTCAGCCGGCCGGAGGCTTTACAGCACCCCCCGCGGCCGCGCCGGGTGAAGCGAAGTACTGCGAGCACGGCATGCGCGTGCTGAAGACCGGCATCGGCAAGAACGGTTCGCCTTACACGCGGTACGACTGCCCGAGCCGCGTTTGCGCGGCCGAGTGGGGAAACAGCCGCTAACCGATGCTCTCGCTCTCGCGCGCACGATTCACGCGAGGGTCAGCCGGTGAACCACTCCCGCCCGTCTTCCGGGCGCTCTCCTCTCAAGGCGTCCACTTCCGCCAGGGGCAGCTAGCACTCATCGCGGCTGCCCCCGGCGTAGGTAAGTCTCTCCTGTCTCTCACGCTCGCCATCCGGGCCGGTCTGCCGTGCCTGTACTTCTCGGCGGACACCGACCAGGCCACCATGACTATTCGCGCTTCCGCGATGGTCTCCGGGTGGACGACAGACGACATTGAGCGGGCCCTGAACGCGGGCAGGACAGAGCACCTTGACGTGCTTCTGCACAAGTGGAGTCACATTCAGTTTGACTTCAAGGCGTCGCCCACGGCGACGGACGTTGAGCAGGAACTCAAGGCGTTCCGGATGGTTTACGGCGACTGGCCTTCGCTGATCGTGATGGACAACATCACGAACCTAGACAACGAGCTGAACACAGACGGCTTCCAAAGCCTTGAAGCGACGTGTGACTTTCTTCATGAGCTTGCCCGGGAAACCGGCGCTTGTGTGGTTGGTCTGCATCACGTCACCGGCGACTTTGACGACGGCACTAAGCCCCCGTCTCTGTCTTCTCTACGCGGAAAGATCTCGAAGGTTCCGGAGCTTGTCTTAGCGCTTCACCGTGTCGGCGGTGACTCGCTTGAGGGTGCACGCAGTATCGGCGTGAGCCCGGTCAAGAACCGGACCGGCAGATCTGACCCTTCCGGCGGCTGGTTTATGCCGCTGTCTGTTGACCTCGAACGAATGGCGGTGACCGGGTGAACCTTTCCGGCTACGAGAAGCACGGCGGTAGCGCCTACAGCGTGCCCTACGCCATCCACCTGACCGACGACCCCGAAAAGGCCGAATACGAGGTCATTCAGAGCTGGGACTACGACGACAACACGGTCTATCTGGTTCTCGGCGAATGGGTGGGGTCGTGGGAAGAGGTCGAGGAACGAATCAGGAAAGCGAGGTACGGCGTATGACGATCCAGTTTGAGGCGTGGCCTTCCACGCCCCGGCTCTATCGGGGCATGGTCATCACGGAGAAAATCGACGGCACGAATGCCGCCGTCGTCATCACCGAAGATGGCGACTTCGCGTGTCAGTCGCGGAAGCGGCTGATAACCCCCGACGACGATAATCACGGCTTCGCCGCGTGGGCCTATGGCCAGCGGGAGGCGCTGACGGCGTTCCTCGGTCCCGGTTGCCACTTCGGCGAGTGGTGGGGCAAGGGCATTCAGCGCGGATACGGCATGGAGGAGAGGCGGTTCTCCCTCTTCAACTCGCACCGCTGGGGGCCGAAGCGCCCCGACTGGGAATCACGCCCTGACGGGCTCGACGTCGTTCCCACGCTGTTCCGGGGCGAGTTCAGTACCGAGGTCATCGAAGACAAGAAAGACGATCTGAAGGTCTTCGGCTCCATGGCTAACCCCGGCTTCATGGACCCTGAGGGCGTCATCGTGTGGCACCCGGCGGCGGGTGCGAAGTTCAAGAGCACCTTCGACAAGTTCGACCGCGAAGGCGGCAAGACGTGGCAGGCGGCATGAAGGACTGGCGGGGAACCCCGCTCAGGGCCGGTCAGCGCCTCGTCAACGGCCTCACTGGGCAATCCTTCGGGCTTGTCACAGAGGTGGATGAGGCAACCCACACGGTCACAATCCGGAGCCTCTGGCCCTTCGCAGAAATGGTCATTACCGAAGACCTCCTGTCGGACGGCTTCCTTGAGGTGGCGGTCCGGAATGACTTCCAAGAGACAAAGTGCCTGAAGCGCGATGCAGCGGCGGGTGCCCTTTGACCTCTAACGGCCGGTCGAGCAAGGCGAAGGGCTATAGGGGGGAGGCGGAG